GGGCCGAAACTTGACTCGCTTGCGTTGGGGTAGTTGCGCGTTTTGAACGTCGCAGTCACGTCTCCCTGAGTCTGCTCGTCAGGAATTAGAGACCGAGCAACCATCAACCGATCACCCTGGCCAAGCTGAACTGGTCCGCTCTCAACGAATACGGTCGCATCGTCGTAAGAGAAACCGACTTCATGCTCGTAAAGATATCCATCTGAGCTAACGTAGTTCGGATAAACGAACTCGCCGACATCAGCGCCGGCCGTTCTGTCAAGCGATCCAATCGTCCAGTAGTTTTCGCGATAGTTCCAAGCCACATATCGATCGCACTCGGTCGATTCGCTTGAAGGATAGAACCACCAGATTTCGCTGAATTTGCTGTTCAAAACGCCATACACTTTCGAGCGTTGCGAGTCGTTTATGTCGTTAAAGACAAAGTCTCCGACCGCGCTAGGCAAAGCCCTGACACCGCCGTCGTAAATATGAAATGAATTAGTACCCATCCACGCGGCAAACGTGTCAGCTCGAACGACTGCGTTCGCTGAGGCAACGCCGCAGCCCGTACCGACGCGCTGAAAAGAGTAAACGAACGGAGGCCCGGTGTAGCGAGCAACGTGCGCATCGACGTTCGTGAGAATGAGCGTCTGTCCCCTCATCGATTTAGCCGTGATGATGTTGCCGCCAGTCGCTAACGTGAAGCCGCCCGCTTGGTTTGTTGAGGTTGCTGTCCAGGTCGTGTTGTCTTCCTGGTCGCACCACTCAACCCGGTTACCTTCGCCGCCCGCGCCGAGCGCAAAGACAAAACGTTCGTCTGTTGTGATGATCGAGTTGCAGCTTGTCGGCGCGTTAGTAATAACCGCCGCAGCCGTTGCCGTGTTGTTTTGCCACTCGTAAATCTTGCCGTCTGACGTTGAGCAGCCGAGAAGATACTGACCCCAAGTGTCGAGCGACCAGGTGGTGGCCGGAGTGTATGGGCCAGTGTCTGGGCGTGGAGTGCCCCATTCGTTAGCGCTCCAAGTAAGCGAGCCCCAACCGAGGTTCTGCACGGCGTCGGCGGCGCCGGCAGTAAAACCTGTCGGCGTGATGTCATGAATGGTATTGCTCTCGTCGATCACATAAAGTTTGCTGTGCGTTCCTGCGGCCGTGCGCCGGTTTCCCGCGTTGTCGCGATACGTGATCAACGCGCGGCAAAGCCCGGTCATCGTGCTGCTTGTTCGCTTACGCCAGCCGCCAACAGGCTGCATGCTGCCTTCGTACCAGCGCACCAGGTTGGCATCGTTCCACTTATTTGCCTGTTGCAGGTTGGTGCCGTTTTTAACGACGCCTGGCGGGATATCGAGCGCAATCAAAGCCATAATCTAGTAGCTCCAAATCGCTGGAGACGGCAAGTCTGGCGCCGTATCCAAATGAATGAATCGACCACCCCCTTTTTGGTTGACGCCGATTCGTTTGATACCGTGCTTAATAGCAACCTCAAGGACGCGAATTGCTTGCTCGCCTGTGACGGCTATGTCTGCCGCATGCCCTGTCGAGTGTGCGCCAGGCTTTTCTTTCTTCGCTTCAATTGGATGTTCCGGGCATCGATAACCGCTACTGATCAGGAACGGAAACCCACACTCGTCACGAATGTCATCGAGCTTCTCTGCGAAGGAAGACTTAATACCCTCACCGCCACAGTGCTGACATCGAAACTCGTCGGGATGGAAATACTTCACTTCGCCACCCCCTTCACTTTTTCATAGCCTCTAATACCGCTCATGCCTAACATCCCGAGCATTACCGGATAAAGAAGATCGCTGTTCACTGGCGGCATCTCGAGCCACACGCTTAGAAGCGGCTGCGCAATCACGTTGTATGCAAGCCCTATCCAACAAACATGACCTATGGCCGGGCGCCATGACGATTGAAACCAATTGCCTTTCGCCTCTTGCTTGTTCAGTTCAATCTGAGCAAGCGCCTGCTCTTGCGCGTGCCGCTCGGCGAGCGTTGATAGTTCAAACGCGATACGCTGCTTCTCGCTTGCATCGGGGATGAACTTGTCGAGCAGCTTTGTCGCTGGCCCTATGATCTCGCCGAGTATTGCCATTAATTAACCAGTTCTATTTTCGGCTCTTCTTCTTCAGCCGGTTGCGCACTTTCTTTAATGCTGTTCGCATAGGCGTTGATCAAAACGTGAAGCTCCTGCCTTTGCAGGTCTAAACGACCAAGCTCGTTGCGCAGCTCCATTACTCTCTGCACATAAACCTTTGCTTCTTCGTTGAGGTCTTCAATTTTTATTTCATTGCCATCAATCACAACATTGTCCATCGCTCGCTCCTTATCTAAATCTTGCGTAGAGGTACACCACGCCAACAATCAGTGAGATTCCAAAACAGCCCCAGGCAAATAGCATGCTGGCTGCTTTGATCGCTTCTCGTCGTTGTTTTCGTTTCTTTCGGATTGCCGCCACGCGGGCGTCGTGTTCTTCGCGGGATTTTTGGATGCGGGCTTTGATGCTCGTATAGAGATCGCCCTGTCCCTGGAGGAGGCAAATGTCTTGAAGCTGACGATCGAAGTTTTTTAAAGATCGATCTATCTGCTCCAATCTTAGCGCGTCCTGGTAGCTCATAACCCCGGCGCCTTTCTCTTCGGCGGCCTGGTATTTTTCGCTAGCGTCAGCCCATCGGCCGACTACTGCACTAAGATCTTGGGCGTTATTACCCGCCTCCTTTAGGCTGTTGATTGCGGCGTTAATCCCGTTAACGGCCGCGATCGCTGCTGATATCTCTGCGAGCATTAAGTTTATCAACCTCTATTCGAGATGCCGGCTCGCAACGACCCTCGATGTTTACGTAAGTTTAATAATCGCCGCGACTGCTGCCGTGAACACAATCCACGCAGCTCGCTCCCAAACGATATTTTTCCCGCCCAGTTGGCTGAGCGTATTTTCTAAACTATTCACCCGACCCTCGATGTGATCGAGTCTGAATTCATGTCTCTCGAACTTGCTGTTGCTAGCGGAAAGGCGCTCGTCATAGCGCGCCATCGTTGCTACCAGGACATCGAGTTTCTCGTCTAGCTTATCTAAGCGGTTGACGAGTTGTTGGAGCAACGCGTTTTCCATTTACTTCTTCGCGTGCCCGACGTTTAACGCTAGGGCGTCAATGACTGGCTTGATGTACTTGGCGATAAACTCGTCGTCCTTAGTCGTGGGCGTTACGGCAGCAACCGCAGAGGCCAGCGTTACGACGGCGGTGAAGATGTTTACGATTGTCCAGATGTCCATCATTACCAAGGCACTCCTGAACCAGATACAGGATTCTTCTGTGATTCGATGTTAGCCGTCAGAGAAGCCTCAGTAGCGTCCCTGTCTACACCGTTGTCCCAGCACCACTGGAGTACATCAGTTTCCGTGAGGCTGTCATAAGCCACAAAGGAAGGATCTGAAGGGTCTGGTGAAAAGCCGCAAGTGCCGTAGGATGATGCGGAGTAGTCTCCGTCTACTGCGGTGCAGCGCCAGTGGGCAACAGTTACGCCACCGTCTGCAAGAGTTCTTTCAAGTGTTGAGATTGTCCATGTAGCCATTAGTTAGCTCCTTCTAGTTGTGCGACTCTGGCACGTAGTGATTGAATTTCTTTAAGCATCATTGGGACTAGCTTTGAATAGTCAACGCCCATCATTTCTTCGGGGTCTTCTGGTGCTGACACTGCTTCAGGTGCAACAGTGACAAGCTCCTGTGCAACCATGCCGTACTTCTGGTGTGACCCGTCAGCTTTCCAGTCAAATGATCTGACTTGGATAGCGTCAATGTCGTCAGAAGCAGAAGGTGCGTCTACGATGTTTTCCTTGAGGCGTTGGTCTGAAGAAGTGTTGTAGGCTGTAGAAGAAGCATCTATTGAAATACTTCCTACTGGACTAGATACACCGCCACGTATAAAACTAACAATAGTTCCATTACTACCCGCTCTTTTTAAACTTAGAGGCGTCCCAGCTTCTGCGATAAAAACACCGCCTGTTCCTGTATTAACGTCACCTGTTGTAAAAGTAGAGTCAGTCCCAACCAACAAGTTGCCGCTTGAGTCGATGCGCATGGCTTCTGTGCCATTAGTATAAAATCTTTGGTTTAATCCAGTTTCTGTATATAGCACTAAGTCATTATCAGAACCACCTAGTATAGTTTTTGCTTTTGTAATCCATACTTTA